AGATTGATATTTGCAATAGCTGGCAATCCCTTGTTATTGGTTGATTGCCAGCTATAACAAGTACCAATGTACTATGTACCTTGTAAACCGTATAAAGCCATAGCAAGCGAAAAACAGCTTGCCAGCCTTGCCCGGATATCACAACATATCCATAGCAAGCCAAAAACGCGATACAAGGCAAGGCAAGCCAAACAAGGCATATACACAAGGCAAGGCAATAAACGCCGTAAAACGCGAAAAACAAGCCTTGTAAAGCGATTGCATGATAGCAAGGCAATATAGCAAGCTTGCAAGGCATGATCCGCAGCGTATGGTATAATTGTATACAATCATACAGTAATGCAATCAGGCATATTGTATACAGTCATGCAATGTGTACATGGATGCTTGGATATGAGGATACCATCATACCAGTATGCGAGTACCCATGTACCCACGCACACGGTCGGTCGCCCTGGCGGTCAGGTGCTTTCTGCGTGTTCTGCGGTCGTTCTGCCCTTTCTGCGGCCTTTCTGCCATCTTTCTGCGTGTTCTGCCCTTTCTGCAAAAATATTTCTGCTTTCTGCGAAAAAGTGCTTGACATGGGATAACCTATCGTAGTACAATTAGGTAAACCTAAGAGGTTAACCCATTTCTGCAATACATAATATCATATTGGGAGGTCTTCTGCAATGAAAAAGCTGGTTATTACCAAAGACGGTGAAAAGGTGATCTTTGACGAATTCACCGACGAGCGCAACGAGGATTACTGCGGCGTTTGGGCTTGTGTGTGCAAGGACTGCGCTGACAAGTACAGAAACGTGCTTTCTGCTCACTTGGATGACTGCGGCTCTGGTTGCTGTTCTGTCGATGGATGCGAAAACGATGGAGATTATTATGTGGACTTCTTCATCGGCGACAGCACGATCGGCATTGACATTATCGATGCTTAATAGGAGGTGTTCTGCAATGGCAAAAGCAAAAGTGACTTTTCAAATCTGCATCATTGGACATCGTGCCTACTTCAAAAACCGCATGATTGCCACAATCAGCAAGCACGGTTCTGTCCGTTGGGAGATCCCGGAGGATGACTCCAACAATCTGCCCATGTATGTGCTTTCTGCGGTTCAGGTGTTCGCTGCCGATGTGGCAAGGCTGGCAGTTTGACCGGGACATATTCCAAGCGCATAACAATCTGTTGTGCGTTTGGGCAGTTGCCCTGGCAACGATAAATTAAAGAGGAGGCACACAAATGATTATCAACAGCATCAATGACATCGTTGAAGGCAAAGGACTGGAAAGAGCAGACCAGCTTGACCACTACGTTTACAAGTACACAGACTGTGGTGCATGGATCACATGGGATGACAACAGCGTGACCATCGGTAGCATCGTGGAGGGTTCTGACGCTGAGTTCCAGGAAAGCTTCATGTTCCCGGTTGACTCCGACACGCTGGACGCATGGATCAACGAACTGGAGTTGCTGTGCGATGAGGCATGGCACGAGGCCAACGATGACGATGAGGAGGAGGTGTAAACATGGCAAAGCAAAGGCAAGTGCTTGATTTCTGTGACATGGGCAAGTGCTACAAGGTGATCCGTCGCATGGATAAGGATGGCAACCAGTACCACATCTACCATCTGTACCGTGACTGGGATGCTGACGGAAGACCGAAAGACCACAAAAAGCTTGTGGTATCCTACGCCAACATGGCAAGCTGCTTCTACTGGTTTCTGCAAAACAATATCGGATATTAATTTTAAAAATCCTGTTGACATAGGTAATCCTGTCGTGCTAAGATGGGATTACCTAAACAGGAGGAACGGAGGATAACATGATGCCGGACAGCGCAAAGAAAAAGAAATGGATGGCAGAGAACACCATCACCGCAGCCATAAAGATCAATCGCAACCAAGATCCAGAAATCATCGAATACTACGGAGGCAAAGTCACAGGATCTGATATTCGGCTGGCACTCAGGGAGTACATTAAAAACCATCCCAAAGCAGACCAGGCGACCGATGACGATGCTAAACCATTCTGGGAAAACTAACCACCCCCAAACACGAAAGGAGAAAGAGCAATGACGATTGAAAGATGGAGCGGTGGCATTAAGGCCACGGCTACGGACTGGTACGACAAGCGCAATTTCTATTTTGAGGTTGAATGTTATCGACCGGGTCAGAGTATGAGCCAGCCGCCGGCATGGAGCAAGGCGTTTCTTCTGCCGATTGAAAATTGGCCTACTGTTCAAAACTATTTTGACAGCGTAACAAACGCGCTTGTCATGGAGAACGACACGCGCAAGATGCTTTCCAAGTACGTCAACGGTAAATGCGTTGTCAGAAACGGAGTTGCACAATGAATGTACTGATATTCGCCGCTGTGATATGGGGCATCTGCAAGTTGCTTTCTGCGGCATCACGGAAAGCCCAGGCAGAGAGAGCAGAGCGTGAGCGGCAGCGCATCCGGGGGGAACAAGCCGCACAGCGTGAGGAAATGCGGCTGATGCGGGAGAGGGCGAAAGCCGAAACGCGCAGACAGATTGAAGCGGAAAAGGCAAGGCTGGCATGGCAGAAACGCCAGGACGCGATCAACCGACAGGCACAGGCAGAGCGGGAGCGGCTCAAGAAAGAGCAAGAGAGACAGGCAAAGGAACAGGAACGGCAAGCCGCAGAGATGGAGAAGATGCGCCACGTTCTGGCACAGGCCACCGCCGACATCGACTTTCTGCAAGACCGCACAGCAGACCTATACGCACAGCTTGACTATCAGTTGCTTCTGCAAGCTGGCACAGTGCCGGGTAGCAAGCAGTTTGAAAAGTATCAAAGCAAGATCGTGACACTTAAAAACCAAATCCACACAGCAGAAAACAAGCTGTCAAAGGCACAGTGGAACAGGGACACGGCACAGCGAAAGCTGGCGTGAGGGAGGAAAACAAAATGACAAGGGACGAATGGTACAGAAAAGCCATTGACTACATCAAAGAAACCGATAACTTTCCATCTATTATCAAGTTAATCGGATATAATGAAATGTGCAAGCTGTCAAACAGAGAAAACGACATTGCAGAAAAGGCAATCACAGACGCAATTCGAGCGCACCGCGAAGCATATATTAAAGCCCACCCGCGCCACTACGCCTTGTGTTCTTCTGTTTCTCCGATGGAGGCAATGAGGATTTGGAAAGAGGAGGGAGGGAGCGCATACCTTGACACACTTTGACGAAAACGAAAGTCAAATTGATAAGGCACAACGTATAGCGTTCAACTCCGTGGCAACGGCAAACCTTATGGAAGATCGCGGTTTTCTGCGAGATAATATAACCCTTTGCTTTACCGCTCCGCTGTTTGCTACGCTTGTTCAATACATGATGCAGAATACAGTCATCATTCTAAACGAAACCGAAAACAGCACAACTGCAAGCGCACAAATTCCGTTGCATATTGATACCATGTTTTATGGCTATCCGATTAAAATTGTTGACAGCGATGAATACGCCGCATACGTCAGCGTCGCCACAATCAAATAACCCATCACAAACAATCAAGCCGGAGGTAGAAATACCACCGGCTTTTTTGTGTTATGCAAGTTTTGGGTTATATTCTGCGAAATCACGGCAAGCGTTAAATGCTATCTTGTTATTGCACCATCTCTGCAAATGCCGTATTTCTGTTGGCGCATGGGGCTTGTCATAGATCATCACATACGGATCATAGCCAAGATCGCGGAGTGTATAGACACGGTAAAGGTTTTCGTCCATCGTGCTATTAAAGTTTGTGAGAACGTAAACCGTCTTGCGTCTGTGATCCTTTATATTGAACGCATCGGTAAACCGTCTAAATTTGTCTGCTAGATTGTCCTTTGGATTATCCCACGCAAAATGCACATTCTTGATCTTCATGCGGTTTAGATCGGCTATATCATCATCGTTTATAAGCCGTATATCTATGCCTTGCGTAAAATCTATCCATGTGCCCGTCTCAATATATTGCCGCATTAGATCGCGCTTGTCTTTACAAGCTGTGATGTTCGGGTCAAGCACCTTTATCTCTTTCTGCCCATCCCAAAAGTCGGACACATCAGCAACCTTGACGGCACATCTTCCCTCTTTCGCTCCAACGTGACAGAACGCACAGCCGCGAGGACATCCGCGAGAGGTGAGAGATACGGCAAACGAGAACTGCGGATAGATGGAATAGTCCGGGCGGCAACGCTCGATCTCAGGCGGGAGTGACGGGTCTTTCTGTTTATCATAAACCTCTTTGCCATCGACAAGAGAAATCGCATATCCCGTGCCACCTTTGACAACCCTTTCTGCGTTCATTGGTTCTGGCACATCCGCACTGTACGCATCGGAGAATATCTTTGACATATACACCATGTCGTAGTGTTCAAAGTCTGTCCACCACCACTCCACCGTATCTCCCCGCGATTTGTGGTATGAGCTGATTCGCATCAACGCGAGGTTTGGAAAGTGATGACCGTCAACGTCTATCAACCCTATTCGTGCCGTTTCCTCTCACCATCCTTTACAAGCCATTATTTTGCGTTCTAAGCGGTTTTCTGTTTTGCCAAGTCATTATTCGTTTTTCTAAAGAAAGCCGCTTAGAGCGCGTTTATTTGCGCCACAGATACTGTTTGACAAGATAAGTTGTGCGTGGTATGATTAAAGTTTAATCAAGCGGCACATTCTCAATCTCGGCGCGGATTTCCAGAATGTTGAGGTAATGCCCCATCGTTGACTTCTGGTCGCGGAGAAGCCCAACGGGATAGGACAGTTCAAAGTCAAGCGTCCCCGCATCGTACTTGACAAGCATCTTGTGCAGTTTCTTGTACCGCTCTTTCAGTTGCTTGTATTCCTCTTGCATACGGATTTTGTAATCTTCCATATTATCCTCCTATCTGCTAATCTGAATAAACTGTTGTTTCTGCTTGCAGAACGGACACCACAGGCTTTTCCTATGCCCTGCAGCCGTTCTGCGATCCGCCCTCTTGCTTGCCCTTGTGACATACCCGCACACAGGACACTTCAGTACCCGCATGACTATGCCGTGGTGGTGGTAGTGGCGCATATCAACCCCACTGTTCTGCCATAGCACGGGCGATGCCTGGAAAAGTCTTTGAGCGGATAATTGCTGTGCGGGGATCGTTCCAGGATATGACCTTGCCGTTTTCGTCATACGCCCAACGCAAAGCACCACCGATTGAAAATCCGTGTTCGTCATACTCGCTGCTCACAATGTTTGTAGGAATCAGTTTTGGCAGTCCTTTAAGCCAAAGGCAAGTTGACTTTCTGACGGGATGACCGTATTCATAAGGCTGAATAATCTGATCCGGCTTGCGGTAAACGGTGGACATTATGCCGATGGGATTCTCAACCGCAACCTTTGCCGCTGGCGCACAAATCATCTGCATGAAGAACGCAACAGCTTTCTGCTGACGTAAATCTTTCTGCTTCTCTGGAAACCAACGTGCGCCACTTACGGCAAGGTCGGTACAAGGTGGATGGGCGATAATCAAATCCCACTTGTCAACGTCATGCGTTTGTCCGTCCATAGTGGACAATCGCCCCCCCCAGAATGGACAGCAGCGCATCACCCATGATATGCCACTCAGGATGTTCCCCGCTGCACTCTTGAATATCGCAAGAGAAAGCATTATGCCCACGCGCACGAAACGCCTTGCATACTTCCTGGCTTTCCTCGCAAGCTACTAATACGTTCACTGACACACTCCAATCTGATAATCAAGTTTTGTCCCTTTGGCATGGTTATCTCTGGCTTTGATTAACCGCAGATTTGTGTAATGGAACAGTTTCTTCTTGTCCTCCAAGGTTTCAACAGTGCAAAGCGGGACAATGTGATCTACGTTGGTTTTCTCCACGCCATCCCACGGATAACCGTAAGTGTCCTCAAAGGTCTGCAAAAGGTAATGGTGCAAATCACGCATCGGCATACCGACAATTTCTGCATATTTGCTTGTTGTGATATTGTTTTTACCTTGCGAAAGCACACAGGAACGAACAGCGCGACGTATCTTTGCTACTTCTGCAAACACAGGATCGTTGTGGAGTTTTTCGCGTTGACGTATCGCGTATGGCGTGGTGGCGTATTCCGTTTTCTCTTGTTTCTCTTGCACACCCGCAGCCCTCAACTTTTCAAGTTCCTTTTGCCTTGCCCGTTCTTTGTACGCTTCGTACTTTTCCGGGTCTTGCATCATGCGCTCATATTTTTCTCTGCTTCGTTTGACGGAACACTCACGGCAGAATGTTTGGAGATAGTTCAATTCCCTATGCGACCACTCAAAATACTCATGCGTGTTTGGAAATTCTCTGCCGCAGATACGGCACACTTTTCTTTCTGGTCTATACATTTTCTTTGCCAAATTAATTCCTCCCGTCAATCTGGCAATCCAGAATACTTTTTTACAATATCTTCCGAATTGACGCGCTGCCCCAAAGGTTCTTCTACCTCTTGCTGCTGCGGCTGTGCTTCAGTCATACCCATGTAAGCTTTCTGCCACCAAATTGTAAGCACCCTGTCAACCGCACCAGCCGCGGCAGACGCTTCAAGCCCCGCTCCCACGATTGCTTCAAACGCATCGGCAAACTCTTTATACCGTGGGTCACTTGCCCTCTGCTCTCCCTTGCGCCACTTGTTTAAGTCTTGCCTATTCAGCCCACACGCAAGGCAAGCGGTCTTTACAAGCATAGGCATACCCGCCTGTGTACAGAGTGCAACGTAGGTGTATAGGGCGTTCATAAGCTGTTCCGGGTCGCGCTTGTCTACCGTCTGCCCCAGCTTGATACACTCCATCACGAAAGCACCCGCCGCACGGTTGATACCCGCTTTGTTCTCCGTCATGGCAACCGCAACGGGGGATTGTTCCCAATGCGCCAACGCTTTCTCGGCGTATTCCTCCGGGGTCTGCCCCACGTTCACAAGCCGCTTGTCCGTTCCCCGTTCTTCCCGTTCTTCTTCTGTCAGATGCACAGCCGGAGGGAGTATGCCTTTCTTCCGCGCCTTGAAAATAATTTGCTTGACATAGGTTTCACTCGCTCCTGTCGCTTTGCAAATTGCTCGGTAGCTTTTCCCCTCTTGAAACATCTTAATTACAAGGTCTTTATCTATTGCCGTGGTTAATCACCTCATTCTTCCCAAAACGGTTTGTCAGGCTTTTCAATAATCGGTTCTCCCTGTTTCACCCAACATTTCTGCACACCATACGATCCGATTCGCTTGTCCCCTACTCTCTCCCAGTCTTTCATGCGGTCAATGATCTTGGCAACGTCCTTGCTCTCCACAAGTGACGGTTCTTTGGGAAAGTCGGGGTTAGGACTAAGAACACGGTGAAACAGTTCGCGCACACACGTTCTTTCACCGGGGTTCTTTTGGTCAAGAAACGCAATGATAGCACCCACACGCCAATCATCTTGCATGGCGTTGTCCTGTGCTTTTTGATACTCGGCTAGGTACTTGCTGTTTGCAAAGGGTTTCATTTCGTCGGAGTCAATCTTTGCTTTTGCTTCTGCCCAACATTGGAGCGCGTAGTCCCGTATTTCGTCCTCATGGTTGTAAACCCAATAGCCGTATGCCCTATCGCCTTTGCACTCGACTGGATACCATCTGCGGTTGCCCGTCTTATCGACAAGCGGGTTGCGGTCATTTGACGTTGCGACAAAGATGCACCTACGGGGCAACTCCGTGGGGTTACGGTCATACGGTTTGCGGTATTGGTCACGCTGGCGCGAAACAAACGCCTTGATTGCCTCTTGGTCTTTGGCTTTCGTGAACGCAGACATTTCGGGAATTTCCATGATCCACTTGCCTTGCAAGTCCTCAATGGCCTGTTGCCCCTCCATCTGCTTTAGTTCACCGTGGTAGTCATCGTTCAACGCAAGAAAACGGATGATTGTGCTTTTTCCACATCCTTGGTCGCCCATCAAAATCGGAACGTCCTCAAACTTCTGCCCTGGGAGATACAGGCGGTGGATTCCCCCGGCGAAGATGAGGCGTGACACCTCGCGTGTGTACTCGGTATCGTCCACTTTGCCCCACGTTGTAAGATAGAGCGCACAGCGGTCTTTTCCGTCCCATTTGACGCTCTCGACAATATCCACAATCGGGTTGTACCGTCGTTCTGCAAAGAGCATCCGCAACGCTGCCATGTGCTTTTCCTTTGAGTAAAGCCCGTAGTTTTCCTCGCAATGCCGCATACTCTCTGCTTCGTCTGCATCATTCCAAAGCCGCACTTTGCCGTTCATGTGAATCTCCGGCATACCGCGCAACTCGTTAAACCGTACCGTCTTGTAGATTGCGTCATTCGTCATTACAAGGTAGAAGTTGTTTATAGTCACAGCGGGAACATTCCCTTTTCCGCTTGCTAAGATAGATTTTGTTTCGCTAACTGTTAGTGCCTTGATTTCCTGTCACCTCGGTTCTGGCGGCAATCCGTCCAACAGATAGCCAAGATATTCTAATCGCTTCACAGCGTTGCACCATTCGTCGGACATTGGATCGGTGGTTTGCTTGACCTTGTCGCACTCTATCCATTCATCAAGCCATGCGTGGTACTGCGTCCACCACTCTTGCCTTATCCGTTCGCGTTCCTGTGCTTCTTTGCATCTGTTGATTGCGGTTTCACTGAATCGCGCATCAACTTCCCCATCCAACGGGAGGCGCAACCCCAAGTCCTGGTTAATGCGCCGCATAGCATCAGCCCTTGTAGACAGTCCCAGCAAGTCCTTAACAAAGGCGATTGCGTCCCCCGTTGCTCCGCACACGAAACATTTATATCCATGCGGCATAAACGAAAGATTGTAGTCCTTACCGTTATGGAAAGGACAAGGGATGCGGTTGTGGCGTGGAGGCGGGGACGGAGCATAGACCTTGACGATCTCGTCCATCGTGACGGTATCGTGTATCGCCTCCGCTATGTCATCCCAACTTGCCTTACTCTCCCTCTTGTACCCTTTGCTCCAATCCATACCCGCATCCCAACGCCCCGCAGAACGGGGTCTTTACCTTGTACTTACACTTCTGACAGACATAGATACTCACCATACACTTGCCGCCTATACCGTATCGTTCAAGAACGTGCGGCTCTTTGCATTCTCTAACGCAACACGGGGAATACATCTTGCCCGTCACGTTGCAGAGAACGGGGGCGTAGGGTGGAGCGTATGCCTGTTTCTTGTCGCCCATTCCGATAAGGCATCACCGCCTATCCGTTAGGAATATTGCTCCCTACCTCAAAATAGCAAAAGCGGTTTCTGCCCTCTCGGAGTGGCAAGTCGATCAGTTCCGGCGTTTTTTCCTCGACAAGCATTGCGCCCAAGATGTTAAACGCTGCGGCGGCTAAATGATCTTCATCGTCGCAACCGCATTGATACTTGGCAAGATGCCGACACGCGCTGTCGATGTAGCTGGAAAGCAATAGCCCTTTGCGATAGTTGAAGCGCTTATATTTCTTTGCCCCGGCTTCATAATGCCGCGACAATCGCAAGATCGCCTCCCACGGGATGCTTACCATATCGCCTTTCCCATCGTGCATATCCCTGACAGCACCCGTTTCAAACTCGGTTCGTTCTCCGCTGTCAAGAATACGGCTGATGTTCTCGGCTGGTACGGTAAATTCCATCGTGTATGTTTGTTCACCCATAAAGCAAATGCTCCTTTGCCGCATAGTAAAGTATGCCGTGAATTATCTTTCCCGTTTCCTCCGGCTTGCAGAATGTGACCGTGATGTTGTACCGCACCATCCACGAAAGCAACGAACCAAATAGGGATTTTGGTTGCACCTTGGAGCGGTAGTTGCCAAGGAATATGTCGCCCCAAGATGCGTTCTCGACTATCAGCACAACCTTTGTGCCGTATGCTTTTGCCCTCATAAATTCGCGTTCAAAGCGTTCCCGTTCTGCGGTGAAGTTCCCGCAAATCTCGTCCAGGTTGTGCTTTCTCTCAACGCAAATATCGCGCTCCAAGGACATTTCCCCAAGCTGTGCGGAATAATCACCAACGTCCAGCTTACGGGAAATATGGGGAATATGATGCGCGTCAAGATACTTTGTGATATGCCCGTTGACATTCTCGCGTGTATCGCAGATGATGGTCAACTTTTTGAGTTCTTCTGCAAGCTGTTTGTCTGTCCAATGCCTAACCATTAGAACGGCAATCCGTCATCCGGTTCGGCATCTTCCGTCAGCGTGGTAACGGTCTGCTTCTCCGGCTTGTCACCCTCAAACGGCGGGAGGGATTCTGCACGGACGGCATCAATCCAGTATTTTACTTTCATGTATCCGCGATCATCGAGGTCAAACATCGCCGCTCCCTCGCAGCCGATCCACTCAATGAAGTTAAAGTTGCCGTCCCCGATCTCCGGGAACGCATCAAAGAACTGCGTCATGTTGCGGTTGAAATGCTCGTTCTTGACGATGTAGGACTTAACCTTGAACACCGTGCCGGACGGACGGACGGAAACAATAATCATCGGCAAGCCGCTCGTCTTGCTCTCCGTCTCCTCCACATCCACGATGACGCACCGAAGCCGCCCCGTGACCTTTGCTGATTCCTCGCGTTCCTCGCGCTGATAATCATCCCATGCGCTCATTGTGTACCTCCGTATAATTCAAAGTTTAGTTTAGCTCCTTTGCGTAAATTGTCTTTTGCTTTTAGTAATTGCAGATTTGTATAGTGGCATAATCGAATCACATCATCTTTTGTTTGCGCCGTTGCAAGTGGAATGATATGGTCTAAATGAACGGGTTCTTTTCCGTCCCATTCTTCTCCATAAGTGTCTTTAAATTTGGAAATCAAATAAGGAATAAAATCTTCGTATGGTAAACCGATTATTTTACACGCCTGTGATTCTTTTGAATAACCACCTCTTCTAAATGAATTTCCTATATTAAATCTAATGTTTTGCTTCATTGCCCAGAACGGGTCGTTTTCCATTTTCGTTTTTCGCCACTCACTACGCTCCAGTTTGTGAGATTCGCCATATTGTTTTCTGCGTACAGCAATTTGATCTTTGTGTAATTCAGCATATTTTTTTGATCTTTCGCTAATGTGTTCTTTGTGCGTTTCATAATATTGTTTTTGCTTTTGGAGGACGGTATCCTTGTTTGCCTCATACCATTCTTTGCGATAGGAGCGTAGTTTGTCTTTGTTTTTTTCTTGCCATTGTTTCGCTTGTTCTTTATATTTCTCGGAATTTTTTTGGTATTCTTTTACTTTTCTTTTTCGATGTTCTTTGTGCCTTTGATAACTTTCTCTCTGCATTTGCCGTTTGCAATCTCGGCAATATGTATCAAGTCCATCCTTTTCTCTTTTATGAACACCAAAGTATTCTTCTGTTCTTGGAAATGTTCTTCCGCATTTAGGGCAAGTCTTTGTTTTCCCAATGCTTATGTGTTGTTTATCTTCCATTTTTCAATAAAGGTTCTCCACAAATTCTGCCGCTCCAAAAACTTGCAGAATTGAATAACAGTATTCTCAATCGGCGGCACAATCTCCCGTGGGTATCTCTCGCGGTAGACATGCTTGCCGTCGCTGATGATGTAGGTGAAATCCCGTGCCTCTGGAACAAGCGCAAGATAAAGCGCCGTCTGCGTGGTGTCCTCCCAAAAGTATTTGTTCAGATGGTAGTTCTTGGTGAACTTGCAATCCCATATATGAGATTCACGCAGATAATCAAGCACACCGTGAAGCAGAATTTTGTACCCGCCGTACTCAATCCCCGTGTCAGCAAACAGATTGACTTGCTGTTGTGCGCCTTGCAGTTCCGCAGACATTTCGGTAATCACGGAATACCATTCGTGATCCGTAGAAATAGGCACACCATCAAGCACATTATTTAGGACATTCTCATATTGAGTGCCTAAAAGCATGGCTTGTGTCGGTTGGAGCGGTTCGCGGTTGAGGGTCTTAATAAAGTCCTCCCAACCGCTATCACGCTTGTACGACCAAAGCCAGGAGTCTAACAAACTTTTTGTGCATCTGACTTTCTGCATTTTTACGCACCCCTGTTCATGCCCTGCAAAGCCGTTGCGTAAACAAAGTTGGAAATAGTTTCAAGATTTAACCGCTTTGGTCTATTTGCAATTACCTCTTTGTTTATATCGCAAAAGTAGTTAAATCGTCCCTTAATCGTTTTTTGATCTTTTCTTAAATACCTACCTTTGCCAGCTATGTTAAGCTCTGGTTGAAATATCCATATCAACCAACTCTCAACAAAATCAAGGATTTCTGCATCATCTAGTGTTTCGAGATATTTGCAATAGTCAAAATTGAAACCGTGTTGAAATACTCTTGAAAAGATATTTATGCTTTTTCCTATGTATTGTGGAACATCACACCCGTCCCAAAAGACAAAGTAAACGCCGCTTGTGTAGTTCTCAAATCTTTTCATTCTTGTATGTGTAGACTTTGTTTGTCTTGTCCCACACAATCCCCAGCTCCGCAAGCCGCGCTTTGAGCATAGCGGTTGCCTCCTTTTCAGAGGTCAGCGCGTGTTCAAGCGACTTGATGAACTGCGCTGCGGGGGCAACGTCCTCCGGCTTATTGACGGCGGCACACGCCTGTTTTGCCTCTGCCATCGCCGCATCGTACTTTTCCTTTTCCGGGGCAAGTGCCTTGCTTTCGGCATTGAGGTTTTCCCGCACCTTGGCAAACAGCTTGGTAAGGAAATCGTTGGGTTCGCCCTCTTTGAGTTCGGGGACTTCAACAAGCCCCTTGATGCCGTAGGCGCTCTTTGCGGAATACTGCTCCGTGGGCGTAAAGCCAAGGTAGCGTCTGCCGTTCTGGATGAACAGATGCGCGGCAAGGTCGGCGGGTTGATAGACCAGAGTGCGGGTAGCACCCTCGACAACGAGTTCATAGAACACGCCCTCGTCCCCGTTCTTCGTCATGTTCTCATGGAACAGATAGATGACGTTGAATTTCTTGCGGAGTTCCGCAGACAGGCGCACGAACTCAGACTTGATCGTTCCGTACCCTTGGAGGGAGAAACCGCCGTCTTTCTTGCTTGCCTTGGGGTCGGTACGCATCGCCCAATCTTTCATGTACTCAATGAGAGCGCCGCAAGTGTCGATGACGATGGTCTTGTACGTTCCCTCTGCCGCCTTAATGTCGGCAAGGACTTCCTCATAGGTCTTGCAGATGGACGCATCCTTGCGATGGGCGGGGTTGACACGCGCCATTCCCTCGTCCGTGTCAATGAGAAGAACGTCCGGCGCGGAGAGCGCCAGCGTGGTCTTGCCCGTTCCGGGGAGGCCGCTGACAATCATAATGATGTTTTTGTCGGAGAAGTTCATCTCCGTGGGCTTGATGATAGGCATTAGCTATCTCCTTTCTCAAACATTTTTAATAGTTCATGTAGTTCGTAAAAGTTGCGTGGGTTTTTACCCGTCAGAATGTGAATCTTGTCAAGGTGGTCGTAAATTGCCTCTCTGCTGAAATGTGCAAGCTTACCAGCCGCTGTGCCGTTCATGTTCGCGTCGGCATAGGCACGGAGGACAAGCAAATCGTCATTGTTCAGTTTTCTCGTTGCCATCTTCGTACCACCCTATGCTCACTTCGCCCGTCTTGCTGTTCTTCCATATTTCAACAGTACAGTTATGGTGTACCTCGCACTCGTCGTACACATTGTTTGCGTATACTTCTTCGTTCATGCTGACAGCCAAATGAACAGATACAAGAGCAAGAGCAAGCCCATACAGAGAAGTGCGCCGCGCAATTCCCATTCGTGGTCGTGCTTCACGATCTCACCTCTACCACTTCCGAAAGAGAACACCCCGAACACTTGATAAGTACGGTATTTGATTTCAGCCGCGTTTGAGCGTACAACCCACCGCCGCAGCAAGGGCAACGATACGGGTTTAATTCCTCGTTGACATAATCGAACTTCTTTTTGCTTTCTCTGCGGATGCGCTCGGTTGTTTCGATGATGTTGTATTTCTCCCTGTGCGCTATCTTTTTGAAGTCCTCATACTTCTCACGGATTCTCCAAAGCACAGCTTCAAAGTCAACGCGGGAATAGAGGTGTGCGCTATCTCTTGCAAAGCGTTCCACATCGGATTTCATCTTCTTGTCGCCTTTAGAGATTGCGCCCTCATAGTCAAGGGAGGCACGGTGCAGAATCGCGTTTGCAAGGCGCTCCCAACCATCATCTTCTTCCTCGCCCCGGTGGAGTTCCTTGTGCCGCAAAAACGCTTCGTCGCTCAAACGGCGCACTTTCAGTTTTCGCTTTTGCAGTTTGGCAAGTTCTTCGTCGTATGCGGGGTTTGGCTCTCTCCCCTCTTTGTGCGCCTGATTTATTTCTTTCCGGCGCTCATTGTTCAAATACGCGATGCGATTACACACCGTTCCGTATTCTCCTTCATAGAACATGGAAACGTCCCAATAAGTCATTGCTTCTCCTTTCACTCGACATACTGCCACTGAAAACCATAGGCAGACGGAATCTTGCCATTCGCACACAGGCAGATGTTTTCGCTATGCCCTCGCACCGATCTCGCCGCGTCTGTCAGCGTCTTGTGGTATTTGATAATCCTGTTCCCGTCAAGCTGCCACACAGCGCGTCCAGCCTTGCACCTGTTTACATGGATTCCTAACTCCGTTCTCCACCGCTTTATCTGCGTGGTTGAACACCGAAACTCACGGATCAACTCTGCGTTTGGCTTTTCAGCTACAACGACAAACCCAAACGGAATAGGACGCGGTGGATTCACGCACCCACCCCCAAAACGCCAAACAACAGACCAACGCCGGAGCAGACAAGCCAAGTACAGACAACGAGAAACAGAAAGAAACAACCGTCCTCGATTGCGCGGACAACAAGCCGCCTCCACTGTGCTTTCGTCATAACTTCTCCTTTCATTTCATTACGACAGTCGTGCCGTATTCGTCCCGGATAACACTTTGCAAGTCTTTCTCGGACACATACCCTTTGTTGATTCCGTCCACGGTGTAGTTGAACGAATTTGCAAAGTCTTTTAGCTCCGTATCGTCCGTGCCAAATTTGTCTTTTAGCGTGTAGAGCATGATTGTCAACGCGCCTTGCAACCCGTCGTTCATGCCCCGCTTGTACGCCTTGTCCACATCGGCTTGTGTCCTCGGTATCTTGCGCGGATTACAAGTTCCGTCTGTCTTTCTCGTCTTGCTCATCGGCGTTATTCCTCGCTCGTCTCTCATGCAACCATTCCGCGTAGTTGTCTAAGTCCTCCCAAATGTACCTATGCTCATGGTGTCGGTTGGTGATCTCTCGCAGACAGTCCAGACAGTAGTACCCGCCCTTTAAGTCCTCATACTTCATCGGCTTGCGGCATCGGTAACAGTACGCCGCATCAGAGATTTGCGTTGTCAAACAGTGAGGACAGGCGACGAAACTCTCCGTGTATGTCGGACGTACTTCATCGTGACGGAATGTTTCGGTTGCGGCTTCGCTCTCGTTAAAGACAGCGCCGCACAGATCGCACACATAATCCATACTCAAACCGCCCACTTCTTCCTAAGAAACCGCAGTACGCGGTCAACTTCTTCCTGTGTGGTGCAGAGTTCAAGCGCACTGTTCTTTTCACTGGCGTACATCCGTATGCGCTCGTTATAGGGCATAATGTGTTTTGCCGTTGCGTGTTTGGGTTTACGATTCACACACATACTGTTTTACCTCCGCTTGCTGTAGCACTTTCGAAACCCTCTGCCTTGACAATCCAAGCGTCTTTGCGATTTCAGTCTGCCGCATCCCCGACGCTGCCAACTCTACGCACTCCGCTTCTCTGTCCGTTAAGAAGTAGGTTTCAAACCGCCCGTACTTTTCAGCGCGTTCATTGCTTGTCAGCATACGCACCGCCTTAAATCATCAATCGGTATTCCCCACTTGCGGTGAATCGAAATCAAGTCACCAACCGTCAGATACTTCGGTTCGGCAATCTTCTTTCGTGCCGTTGCGGGACTTGACTTGATAACTGGGGCAAGCACGTTGCCGTTGATGGAATAGCCCCGTAGGAGTTGCGTCATGGGGTGCGGGGGATCGCCTCTCGTTCTCGGCATTAGCATCTTCCTTTCCGTTTGTAAATTTTTCTTGACTTTGGGTTTAGGAAAGATTAAGATGTATGTGCCTACACACCTTAATATCTTTCCCAAAACCCGCAGAAATGGGGGCTGTGATTTACGTTGCCTTACCACTTCGCTTATCACTATAACCCCCCTACTAAGTATTTGTCAAGCATAAAATTTATTTTTGGGGGAAAAAATTTTATGGAAACGAAAGAAATAGTCCGTCAGATAGAGCTTCGGCTTGCAGAACTCGGTATTAAAAAGGGCGAATTTTACAAGTTGACAGGCGTATCTAGTTCCTCCTTTTCGCAATGGAACACTGGCATAGCGCAACCCTCCCGTGACGCGCTCCACCGCATTGATGCAGTTTTGGGAACTTCTTTTGAACTGTCCCAACAATCGGACAATATCTTCGATAAGATACAAATGCTCCAAGAACTGCGGGATTCAGAACGCGCCTTGCTTGCCGTAACAAAGAACATGACGGACGATGAAATCCGCAGAACAACGGAGTTTATTAAATCGTTAAAGGGTGATGCTTAGTGATCGAAGGCGCAGACTACTTTGTGCGTGTGATTGACTTCCCCAATGGTGTAAACCGTGTCGGTTTCGTCTTGTTGAACTCTGACGGAACGTACTCGGTTTACATAAATGCCCGTGCATCTGCATACGCGCAGAAAAAAGCCATGCGGCATGAATACAACCACATGGCAAATGATGATATGTATGGAGATAAATCTATTTTGAGTATTGAAAAAGTGTAAAAATCAACCGTTTTGTGCATTGAAAAGTGTGATAATACTATGAAAATACCAAAGCCAAAGAAACTAAAAAGCGGAAACTATTACATCTATTTGCGTTTGGGCGGCGTAGGACACTCTATAACCCGTTCCACCGCAAAGGAGTGTACCCGTGCGGCTGAACTAATAAAAGCGGAACACAGGGCGAATAACAGCCCAAAAATAAGCGACAGCAAAGACAATACGCTGCGCCAGCTTATGCAAGCGTACATTGACCGATACCGCGCCACACTCTCCCCGTCCACGCTCTACGGCTACGATCAAATAGTCAAGCACCGCTTTAATGACTATATTGATAAGAAATATGACGATATTAAAGACTGGCAAAAAATAGTTGATGCGGAAATAGCCAAGTATAAGCCAAAGACGGTGAGAAACGAGTGGTCTTTTCTTTGTTCTTCCATCCGTGACGCAAAGCTGCCTATACCCGATGTGAAACTTCCCGCGCCCATTTCCTCTACCCGTCCGTATCTTGTACCCGATGAGGTACAAAAGTTGATAGCTGTCGCAAAGGACGATGAAAGCGCAATACCCGTTATGCTTGCCCTCCACGGCTTGCGTAGGGGTGAGATAGCGGGGCTAACATGGGAGGACGTAGACCTAAAGAACAATCGCCTTTCCATCCACCAGGTTCTTGTCCGCAACGACAAAAAGGAATGGGTAAGAAAAGACATGGCAAAGACAAAGAAAGGCAACCGACAAATCCCAATTATGATTCCAGAGTTGTCAGCCGCCCTCTCTGCCGTTCCCGTGTCGAAACGCTCCGGCGCAGTATGCACTTGTCATGTGTCAGATATATACAACCGCATCAATCGCCTATGCCGTGCAGCAGACATACCCACAATAGGCGCTCACGGTTGCCGTCACTCTTTCGCCTCTCTCGGACACTCTCTCGGCGTTCCGATAAACGAAATGATGCTCCTTGGAGGCTGGGACGATCTCGCCACAATGCAGAAGATTTATACGCACATTGGAGAACGGGAAATGCTCTCCGCAAAGAACAAGTTTGCAAACTTCTTTGAAAAAACGTAAACTAAAATGCAAACCGATTTCTGAAACCCTTGCGCCGCAACGGGTTTATCGTTTTTGCAGTATGTTCGAGTCCCACCACCGGCACCACGATAAAGAAACCCTGTACCCATTGAAAGTACAGGGTTTTTCTTATTTATCAACGCTTTGCGGGTACGGTTAGTTTGCATTTAGTTTACGTTTTGAGAACTAATTTTACCCTTGAAAACACATATTTTTTCTACAAAATGCAAACCAAAATGCAAACTACATTATTTTCCAAATGCCTTATGATACTGCCAGAGTGCGAGGGCAACTTCCTCGCTGCCGGAGATGCCGTTTTCCATCGCCCATGCTACCGCTTCGGCTTTTTCGTCATTGGGCTTGCAAAGATTGTTAAGCCCTCTTTCACGAATAATGGATGCAAAATCGACATATGATTCATCAATATCCACGTTGCCCGTGATACCAGGGACGCTACCCTCGCTTGTCCATTGCCAAATCTGTGCATCAGATCGCGGAGGGGCTTTAATATCGGGTGTGCATCCGTTCCACTGCGCCAACCACAAGCCGTACCGCTCCGGCACAATCGGGTCAAGATAGCGGTTAAGGAAATCCGGGTTTGCGTAATTTAACGCCCAATACCCCGCCGCCTCAATCTCGTCACAAAAAGCGCGTACCATGTTTGTCACAAGGCGCTTGTCCACGGTTACGCCGGACTTTTCTGCGTTGGTGACGGAATCGTACTCAAAATCGAAAGCAAGCGGCAATTCCATCTTGTACGGTTTGACAGCATCAAGCAGATACGCCGCTTCAAGTTTTGCTTCATCAACGGACTTGGCATAACTGAACCAATACGCCCCACACGGGATGCCGTAGAGATTGCACATTTGCACGTTGCACTCAAACTTTTTATCTTTATTGCCCTTGCCATATCCAGCACGGATAATTACGCCGTCAACCGATCCAGTGAGTTTGTCATAATCTATATGACCTTGCCACTCTGATATGTCGATGTACTTCACTTTAGTTTCCCTCGCGTCATCGCGCCGCAGATTCCATCAGCGGTGAGGCCGTTTGCCCTTTGAAAATCTTTCAGCGCCGCTACGGACTTGGAAAAGAACAGCCCGTCCACATCAAGGCTTGCTCCGTGTCGATTGAGCTGCCATTGCACCCACTTCGCGCCGCTGCCGATGCTCCCCCAACGGATGTTTCCGATCGGCTCGGCATACGGGCATTGAGGATTGCTCTGCTCCGACGGTTTCTCCGTCCAAATGGCGATGTAGTTCTGCACGATGCGCTGTGACGCAATGCTGCCGTTTGGAAAGATACATTGAGAACTCCCGCCGCCGTCAAGCATGATTGCGGAAACACAGCCCAACTTTTGCATCTCGGTTTGAAGCTGTTCCGGTGTCATGGCATCCTTGCCGCCGTCCTGTGTGCAGTACAGAAGCACCTTGCCGTCTGCTTTCAAGCCGATAGCAGACCTTCCCCGTCTGCCGCCAAGCGCGGAATCGTACAGGAGCGGCTTGACCGCCCTGTTGTTCTGAATCAGCGTCACGCAAGAAATGAAATTCTCGTAATAGCCGATGTTGTACGACGAATCCATTTCTATTGCGTCGTTGTTCCACGCGATGCCCCAGTCCGACCACATTTCGCTGTGAAGCGTGATGCCGTCCACTTTCAGCCAGCAGTACGGTACGAACTTCTGCATATCATATAGCCCGCCGTTCAGAAGGGCATCACAGCCAAGCTCTTTCTTGATTTGTGCCGCGCTTTTTCTGCCCGTGTTGACATAGATTGCCACGCGGCGAGGCTTGCAAACGTAATACATAATGCCCTCCTGTGAGTTGCGTTAAATCGGCCTTTTATGCAATCTCTACGGTCGGCATGGACTTTCCGTCTTGCATCAGAAAGCCAAAAATTCTCGCAGAAACACTTGCATTATTGTTAGTAATCGTAACCTTCGGCGCTCCAGATGCGCCAGAAACACTCAGGTCGATTGGCAGATTGACATTTGTGACAAGCGTGTTTCCTGTTGCTGTTTGCGTTGTACCAGCGCAATACAGACCGCGAAGGTTTGCTGAAAACCCGGTCGAAAACAGAAGAAAATACGTAAAGGTATCAAACGTGATGGTTGCGGTTTTCCCGGCCTCAAGGCCGAATGTAAACGCTCTCGCGAAGTCACTAATCGCGCTCTTTACACCACCCGAAGTGATGAGCGCGTCGCTTGCCGCCGTTGGCGTGGTGTCGGGATTGAGCGCAGCGCCCACCGCCGCGTCAATTTGCTGACCTGTGTATGCTCCATCGTAGTATTCAGCCATTTTTCATTTCCTCCTTTAGATAGATACCCATGTGTATGTTTCCACGCCGTTGTTCACGGTGACGCGGAGATTGTACGTTCCGTTTGTGGTCGGTGCAGGCGGAATCCTCTGCAATTCCTTCGCGACAGTCGTTCTCACCACATCAGCCAAATCCCATTCGTACTGTGCGCGGTAGACCTTGCTGTTCGTGTCACGGTATTCCTCAAGGTCAACCGTGCGGTAGATTTGCCGCCGCGCCGCGTTGATGAACTTATAGAGCTTCTTGTCCTTGCGAACGATTGAGCCGCGTGAATATGCGGTCTGCGAGTATTTCGGTGCTATCATCGCGTCCGTCTGCTCCACGAAGCTGTTCACAAACTTCGTGTTTGCGATTGCCGTGGAAGAATCTGCAACGCTTTTGGTCGGCGTGGTCGGCGTACCTTTAAGCGACGGAGAATCAATCGGCGCTTTCTCTGCCAGCTTCGCGTCAGCATCGGCAATCGCCTCCGCTTTTGCCGCGTCAATCGCCGCCTGTTGTGCCGTAGAGACAGGCTTGCTTGTGTCGGCGGTGTTGTCCACGTTGCCGAGGCCGATGTTTGCCTTCGTGATGTTCACGTTCCCCGTGCGGTACGACCCCTCGCTGTTGCCCTTGACCCCCGTGACCGTGTTTACCTGTGATCCGGCCTCGATGCCGTCCAGTTTCGTTTTCAGCGCGTTTGTGAAGTCGTTTGCCGACAGGCCCTTGCCAGCGACTTTATCGACTTTGCCGTCCAGACCCGTTTTCACGAAGGCGGTGGTCGCCAGCTTCGTGCTGTTGTCGCTCACGCTTTGCGTGGGCGCAGTAGGATTCCCTGTAAGCGCCGGGCTTGCAAGCGGGGCTTTCAGGTCAAGAGCCGCCTTAACCCCTCCGCTAGTTACAAGCGCGGAGCTGGATGCGGTCGGCGTGGAATCTGGATTCTCGACCTTCGTGATTGCCGCGTCGATCTGTTGCCCTGTATGCAACGAGTTGTAATTTGCCATGTACTCACCTCTTTAGTAATAGCAGACCGCGATGCCTGCACCGCCGTCGGCTCCGGGAGAGCCTTTACCGCCCGTTCCGGCGTCGCCGGGATATAAATGCACAATATTCGATACGGTTCTTGACCCTCCGGCATTACCGCCGCCGCCGCCGCCGTTGCCGCCGTTGCCGCCGTAGCCGTAGTATTCAGCGTCAATCGCAATCAAAGCATCCGCACCGTCGCCGCCGTCGCCGCCAGTACCACTGCCAGAACTACAAGATGCATCGCTGCCAGCGCCGCCAGAGTGGCCCATCGCAGCGCCGCCGCCTCCGCCACCGCTTGCCCAAACGCTATAACCATCGCCATAGAATTGTGCGCCTTCACCGCCAGCGCCCCCGGCGTAAGATTCGAGGGAGTCGCCGGATTCTCCGTCGCCGCCTTTGTTTCCGTAGTAGTCTATCGTGTCGGTTTTTCCACCGTTTCCACCGTCTGTTCCTCTAACGCCAGCTTTTGCATACGTTTTGGCGTTTAGCGAACTGTAATAACCGTTTGGATTCACCGCACCGTCCGCCGAGGAAAGCGTCATGGTTCTGCCACCGACAAATGTGATGACGGCGGTCGTTTCGCCTCCATCCGTTCCGAGGCCGCCATTGTATGCGCCGCCAATTCCCTTTGCACCTACCGTAACGCTGACGCTCTCAATCCCGGACTCGTCGTAAATGTCATACACTGCGATTTTTCCCGGACTTCCCGGTTTGCCGCCAGCGCCACCGCTGCTTTGCTCTTGGTTGCGATATACCCATTCATAAAGCCCTCCGCCTTCAATGTATGTTGGCGTATATCCGCCATCGCCATTAAAGCCGCCCTGACCTCCCGTGCCACCCTGCACAAGCAAAATGCGCATCATCTTTGTCCATTCCGGGGGATTCCATGTTCCTGTTTGGTAGATGGGATGGTATCTAGTGTAGTTGTTCCCGCCGCCCTCCGGCGAATAGCCCTCCACGATCTCGCAGGACGCGCCGATCACGCTTGTCGGCAGCACGGTCATTTTTTGGAGGTATCCGCTGGTCGCCGCTCCAAATGCGTCAAAAAGGTCGAGGTTGTTGCCGCACTTCTCGCCGTTGAGCATGATCTTCGCTTTGAGATTGCGCGAGGACTTATAGAACGACAGCACCCTCCGTGCGACGTTCATTGAGTTCGCAAAACTAATAAGATGGTTGTCAGTCACGCGCCGGACGCGGACGGGTTCGCCATTGGATTCGTCGAAGGACACGATGCGCTCCGTGTGCGTGTACGGAATACCAGTCAAAACACCGCTCCCGGATACAACGGCATAATTCGCGCCGGATTCGTTGATCGTGAGCGTTTCGCTTGCAAGGTCAAATACAGGCTCTTGAAACGTAACGGTCACATGATCCGCCACGCTGCCGGAGGTGTTGTCAAACAGCACTTGCGGCTCTACCGTGTCGATCTCGGTGTATGCGTGTTCCGTGATTTCAACGGAGTTGCTCGGTAGCTGTGTCTGAACGCTCCCGTTGATGGAGATGCGATCCGGCGGAACGGAAACCGTGTTCTCCGTGAGGAACTGGATGTTGTAGTCATTTGCCGCCGTGCCGCGCACAATGGACGCACCCACCGCGAACAAAAGCCGATGCAGATTGTTCCTTGCGGTGTCATAAGGCAGATGTCCCCACATGGCAACATTTTTCACCGCCGCGTCACAGGAGAATGAGAACGAATCCCCGATGATGGATTTTGCAATGGAATAGAAACTCGCGTTCTTGTAGATACCGCCGATATGTGTTTTGGAATCTAACAATCCAATGCCGGAAACACAAGTAATTTTCCATGCGTACTTTGCAATGCGCTCGACAGTTTTTACATATCCTTTGGAAAAGAAAGCACCGCCGATATACCAATAAACAGGAGTGCCGTAAACAAGATCGGTTAAATAATTGCCTACAACATATCCCGCAAAAACTTGATAATAATCCCCGTTGCTGTCCACCAACGCATCACGGTTGCGAGGAACAAAGCGGAGATATTGTGCAATGCCACCCTTTGCCAAACGGTAAATCTTTCCATTTGCGTCCCGATACCCTTTTGCGCCGCGCGGGGCGTAGATTAGATTAGCGTCAAACTGATAGCGAACTGTAAAGCTAAACTCATCAACGGACAACTCGTTTCCAAGCACATCAACCGAAAACGATCCGTTTGCGCTCCCAAGTTCAAGACTATTATTAGAATAGTAATAAAGAGGGGCGCTGATGCTCCCAAGGTAGATTTCATTTGCTAAAAGCGCCACGCGCCCACCACCTTATTTTTCAATTACAGGGAACGCTAATCCCGTCCAATACTCTGTTCCGTCCTCTGCTCTTATTAAATATGTAGACGGAAAGTTGTTTGAGTAGCATTGCGATTGCTTTGTGTAGTTTGTGAGAGGGTCTAAGACGTTTACCCAAATGTACTCCGGCTGAATCAGTTGAAGCAGACGGGACTGCTCTGCGGCGGTCAATGGGCGGCAAGTTATATCCCACCGATACTTGGTGCTTATCCTATCCCTCTGCATCTCGCCATTCTGCATACGCCCCGCGTTTGGCCCGTCTACATCATTTCTGCTCCACTTGATGCCGCCATGTGCGATATAGGGGGTAATGTCAACATATTGGTTTGTGTTCTCATCCAAGATTTCAAAAACCATTTGACTACCCCCTTATCAAGTAACCATTGCCATGCCGTAGCGGTTCGCGGCTTGCTTATTGTAGTGGTACATCTTGTCGGCAAGGGATTGACCGTCAAGGGTGATGTCGGGGTCAATTTCGTTGACCGCTTTGACAATCATGTTTGCCATCGCATAGACGGCATTAACTACGTTCATGTTACCGTTGGCGACAGCCGCCTCCATCTGCTCCACGTTGGTTACGCCTGTGCGTCCATTGCCCATGTTTGTGACAATTTCCGCTCCGGCCTCGCCAGCAACGAAAAGCGACCCAGTTTCCGGCATACCGCCATTGGCAAACCCAAATACATCACCAAGAGAGAAGTTCCAACCGTTTCCAGACAACAATCCAAGCAAACCGCCGCCAGTTGTGGATATGCCGGAAAGCTGTTGAAGCGTAGAAAGAATACCCGTTAGCTTATCCAAAAATCCTTGCAATGGGGTTTGTGCTTTTTTTGCACCATCTGCAACGGTATCTGTAAAACTCTTAATGCCGGATTCTGCAAGCGGCACATCATTCCGCACATCAATAAGCAAGTCCTTGAACGCTTTGCTCAAATCTTGCGTCGATTCTTTGCCGTCCATCATATCTTCCGTGACGGCCTCTGCCATTCCCTTTACTTCTTTTGTGACATCAAGAGAAACATCGTGAGCAAGCAATCGCATTGCTTCTCCCGCACTTGTTAAATCCCCGTTTGCAACCGCTTTTACAACTCGCCCCAAATCTTGAACAACCCATCCCATTTTGAGTACGGTTGCTTCAACATCAAAGCGAATATAATTGAGAGTAAACATGACAGTGCGGCGCAAGTTAGTTAAATCAAGTTCAGTCTGTTCTTCAATGTCTTTCAAAAATCCATCAATTTTCAAAATTACATTATTAAAGAAAGTGTCAACCGCTTTATTAATTTCGTCAGTGTGCGTACCAACAGAAAGAACAAACCCCGCAAGAGCGGCAATGGCAAGCGGAATCCAACTTCCAGTGAGCAATGCAAGCCCAGCACCAACCGCTAAAAGTCCACCCTCCAAAGCATAAAGAGATTCGCTTGTTAGCTCTCCCTTGTCGATAAAATCCTTTAGCGCAGAAGCAATAAGCGTAACTCCACCAACAACCAATCCAATAGCCGCCCCAAGAGAACCAAACACAAGATATAGTCCTCCGGCAAGCAACATCGTGCCATTAAGCATTTCGTTAACGTTTTCCCAAGTAGTCCCGTTGGTAAAAGCGTCTATTGCTCCGTTAACAAGAAGAAAAGCCCCAGCGACAGACATTGCTATTCCGGCTAACTGTGACATTCCTAAAGAAACGCCAGAGAGATTTCCAAGGACTTCTGCTATTTTCCACGCTGCGATTGCAAGGCCAATAGCTTCTGCAAGATTCTTGATTTCTTCAAGGTGATCTTTAATAAATTGCGCCCATTTGGGCAACTCGCCCTCTTTGAACATATCCGCAACATTAACGGTATTGCTACCGCCGCCGCTGTTTGGATCGTCAAGACGGTTAATCTCATCAAAGCCAAGAATCGTGTTCTTGTACTTCTTAGCCGCTCCAGTTGCTTTGTCCCATTCTGCGGCAGTATCTTTAGCAACCAAATACTGCCCACCGCCGATTGCGGCAAACAGCGCAGACAACACTTGCATAACTTGTGTGACGAGGGAAATGATTTGCAAGAGAATAGGTGCAATGGCTTGGAGCAACGCACCAAACGCCGCGCCCATTTGGTTTTTCATCGTCTGCGATTTTGTTGCAAGATTGTCAAGAGATTTAGCGAGAGAATTGTCAACATTCTTGCTAAACTCTTTGCTCCAATGGTATGCGTTTTTCAAACCCTCATTAAACGCCTGTGAAATCTCTTTGAGGACTGTACGGAGCAATCTATATTTGGCAATTCGCATCAGAGAAGATGCAAATGCATTTGTATGCTTTGTCGCTGTTTTTGCGGAGTTTGCAACGCCGCTAATTGCCTTGTTGCTACTAGTAATTCCACTAATAGCAGAAGAAAGGGAGCGGAACTGCTTGGCGGCGCTCCCCGCATTGGTTTTAACCTCAATGCTGATATTCTCAACCGTCAACAGAATCCGCTCCCTTATGCGTCAAATCCCAAGATTGCTTATGGCTGTTAAGTATCTCTCGCAAACGCTCAATCTTCATTTTGCTCTCTGCTTCACGTTCCGCATCCGTCATTTCCGTAATCCGATACGGTTTATCTGGATATTTTGCTTTCCCCTTGCTATCCAAACAAGACGCGAATGCGGCGTGAATGTAGATGCCTTGCAACCATAACTCTTGGTTGCGCCGCTCTATGCTGAATTGATTTGCTTGCCAGTAGTCATGTAGCCTGTCAAGGCTCTCAAACCAAAACTCGTTCCAAGTCATGCCCCACGCCATAAAGTACGGGCATATTTGGTCGAGGTACGTTCCAAACTGTGATTGTGGTGCGTCTAGGTCTACATCGGAAAAGGACGTTGCACCGTTTACGTCCGTTTCCACGCCACGTTTCCCGTGCCGCGCTTCAACGCCTTAATAGCATCCTCATATTCGGAGGCAACCGCAGACATGAGCGCGTCAATCGGTTCGCCGTTCTCGTCATACTCCTGTTCGCCACCGTCTGCCACAGATGCAAGTGCGCGGTAAATCTCCATGCGCTTCGCATCGGGTACGGTGTTGTGATGGGCGATAAACAGCCCTTTCCACAGGGTTTCAGCCCCAAGCAGTTTTTCTCCAAGCTGCGCGAAGTTCACGCCGGACTTTTCCATCTGTTTCAGCGTAAAAGCCGTGACTTCCAGCTTGTAGTCTTTTCCGTCTGCGGTAAAGGTAATCATGTTTCAGTTTCTTGCGAGTTCGCAAATCCTTTCTAAATTTTAGGGGCGGGGTTTAGCCGCCCCATTGTGTGCGTCAAGCGGACGCAACGTCCACCTTAGTCTGCCAAGCCTTGTTGTCGGATTCGATGATCTCAACGTCGCCCTGGACAACCTCACCCGCATTGAAGTCGGGCAACTGCATGGGGATAGGCTCTCCACGGAAGAAATAGCCCTTGTCCTCGCCGGGGAGAATGACTTCCCACCACAGGCTCTTGCCGCCAGTGAGCGCGGCGTGTTCGTCGCAGATCGCGTTCCAAGAGGTGCGGCTCTCCTTGTTGACATTGCAAGACAGCTTGATACTGCCATCGTTGCCATAAAGGAGGGGGATGAAAGAGCGCCGACCATACTGCGGCGTGGAGATGGGCGTGACCTCGCCCTTGTCAATGTCGGCAGAAAAGCCAGAAGCACCCGTAACAAAGTCCGCAATGTCAAGGGTGCCGGAAGTGGCCTTTGCCTTGTAGCCAGAAGTGGGGCGCGTACCCGCCGTTGCTTCGGGGGCGTAAAGAATCTTCACGCCAAGAGCGCCGATTTCGCCAGCCATAAGCAAAACTCCTTTGTCTAAGATTAAATGCTAGGTACGGGAAATTCTTCGCCGCTACCGATTACGCGCCTAAACCTAGCAATCAGCGTGTAATACTTGGCATTAGCGTTGTCGATGGGATTCTCAGATACTTCAATGAAGTACAACCCTTTGAGCGCGTTCTTGACGATAGACATAAGGTTATATGCCTGTTCTTTAGAACCGCTCGTTAGGTTGCTGAATATCTGTACTTCCCACGTTGTTTCATAAACGTCTTGCGCGTTTGTCAACGTCTGCGTTGGCTGCGGGGTGAAATGCCCTATCTCCCGCGCAAACACAGTAGGAAACTTGGACGGAGTTGCGGAGAACGTCTGCGTTACGTTTGCCGTTGGAACAGATGCAAGAACCGCAGTACGGATAACCGTGTATATCGCATTTTGTGTGTAAATCACTTAAACACATCCTTTGCAATCTGCGGAAGATTCTGCACCATGTACTCATAGGCGTAATAGAACGCGGGTGACGGTGCAACCGTTGTGAACTTTTGACCGCCAAAGTACCAATAGCCAAGCGTCGAATACTGCTGTGCGTGACCCTCAGACCAACTACCGGGACGGGCAGATGCGGGTACGGCATCGTAACTACCGTTCTCACTTCCGGCTTGATTGCCAGCACCAAATTCGATAAACAGAACGTCCTCGCCGCTTGCGGTAATCTTGTACCCGTTCTTTGTCGCTTCGGTTGTCACCGTTGCATGATTACCGTGGATTGCCTTGATTATCGGCTCACCAATTTCGCACAGGCGCTTGGCTATCTCCAATAGCTTGCGGTCTATATCGGTGTACCGTGATACTGTTTGGAGCGCGTGGGCAACTCCACTAACTTGAACTTGCACCGCCATCATCCTCCGCATTGACCTCGGCAAGCGCAAGGACAACTTGGTTGATAGTCCGGCTAACACCCGTGCATCGGTAGTTGTGTTCCTCGGTGAGCGGGTCAGCATTAAACCAAAAGATGGTGTCGGTATCAAACGCCGTTGTCAGATCGTCCGTGACAGCCGTTCGCGTGTAGGGATTGTCAATGCCAAACATTTCAATGTCTGCCGCTCCCCTACCGCCGCTCACATTCATCTTCGCCTTAATCGGCTCTGAATAGGTAATCTCTACCTCGCCCGTGTAATAGCCGTATTCGTCGGTAATCTCAGTAACGCCTTGGTACAGAGCATAGTAGATCGTCCGCTTGTTTCGCTGATTCGTCCTCAACTAACAGCACCAACTCTCACAAGAGGCAGTACGTTGTTGTGGATGTAGTCGAGCATTTCAGCATAACGGAAAGAGCGAATAACCCCGTTTTCGTGGTGTTTATCTTCGCCTTCAGCCCCGGCCTGTGTGTACCCAACTACCACAGCGTAAATCTGCGTCTGATCGTACTTGCTCGGCACAACCGTAACGTCCTCCGGCACACCACCCACAAGGTGATAAATCCACGCAAGGATTTCACTCTTTGCGATAGACAGATATGCCGTCAGCTTTTCGTCGCTCGGCATTTCGCCGCCATCTTCAAGCAGCGTCTTAATCATTGTCAGCTTTTCAGCATCGGTCATATCTACACCTCATTGTGGTGGGGAGAGGTTTTGCCCTCTCCCCTATTACTGTTTAGGTGGACGGGAAAGACTGCGCGGAAACGTAGATGCCGTTCTTCTTCTGATTCTTGACCCACGCACCGTGGTAGTCGCGGAAATCAAACGCCCAGCCCTGGCTCTGCTGCCACACGCCGGGGGAGAAGATGCGCGGCTCGGTGAACTTGGTGGCCTGCATGATAGCGGACGGATGCACGATCATGTAGTTGATGGTGCTGCCCGTAGCGGTATAGCCGCCAGCATCGTCGTGAGAATCGGGCTGTGCGAGGGTGATCTCGGTGTTGAAGCGCCCGGACGGAACGGTGATAACGCGCATATCGTTGTACATCTCGACATTGTAATCAACATCGTTCTCGCGGTTCATGGTGTATCTGGTAATAGCACCCTTGAACAGCTTGTAGGTGGTCGGATTCACGAACAGGATACGCCCCTCATACGGGACTTCCGCATCGTCCAGAGCGGCGGTAGCATCGTCGATGGAGGCGATGACCTGCGCGGAGGTGGACAGGGTTTCGGTGTCCTTGTTCGCCGCAGCCGCGCCAGCCGCATATGCCGCAAAGCGCAGAGCGTCTTTCTCCGGGACGGCTTTCAGCCGCATATACTCGCCAGCGAGAGTGCCAAAGGCCATGCCCATGCTCTCGTCGTTGTCAACGCGATCCACGACAAACTGACGGCCTCTATCCCACTGCGGAGCATATGCTCTCCAACTGGCGGTCACGTCGCCACGGACAAAGCCATCGTTGCGGGAATAATCCGCATTGCCGCCCATGTCGGTTTCAAAGAGGTAGAACGTGTGGGTGTCGTTGTCGAAGCGAACGCGCTCCTGCACGGTGTCGAAAATCGCGGTCTTGCTCTCGGCCTTATAAATCTCATCGAGAATAGGCAGATAGCGAGAAGCAAGCCCAATGCTGTTGCTAACAGCGGGGGTAACAGTCGTTGCCATTTTGCATTACTCCTTATTTATTATTTGAGCGGCGGCAGACCAGCCCAACGGCGGTATTTGTTCTCCTCGTTGATCTCTGCGTCTTTCGCCGTAGGAGGCGCACCAGCCGTCAGCCCCGGCTGTTTGTTCAGCGCGGCAGCTTCAAGTTCCTTGGTCTTTGCCTCCAAGAATTTCTGCTGACACTCAAAAATCTTTGCGGCATCGCCGTCAGCCATAGCGTTTGCCGCTTCGGTTGCGAGGTCTTTGTCGTAACCAAGGGAAAGACAATTTGCAAGATACCCGCTCACGGTTTCCTTGCGTTGGAGCGTCGCAATCAGTTCGTCCCGCTCCTTGTCCCTTTCCGCTCTCTCTGCCTCGGCTCGTTCCTGTTCCGTCTGCTTCTCGCGCAGCTGTCGTTTCCAGTCAGCGGCCTCGGAGTTAGCTTTGGACAGGGCGGTTTTCAGCTTCGTAACCTCGTCGTTGTTGTCTTTCGGCGCGGGTGCTTCGATTTCAAAGCCAAGAAGTGCCTTGACCTTTTCCTCGTCGCTCATCGCATCGAAACCCTCAATAGCGTTTGCATCGATCTTCATTTGTCTTTCTCCTTGCGTTTTTTAGAGTGCGTCCCTGCACTATGTTTCCTGTTTTATAAGTCTTGTCTGACTGTTTCGCGTTTTTACAACTTCACTGTTGAATCATACATACCTTTCGGGTATGTGGGTTTATAGTGTAAAAAAATTACTTGCTCTTGTTGTATTCAGCCGTGGAAATGCCAAGTAAAGCACCCAACAGCGTACAAACAACCGCAACGGTCTTTGCGATCTCGCCGGAGTAAGGCCACCCCCAAACAGCGGCAAGCCCCGTGTAGGCGGTTGCAAGCGCCGGGAGAACAATCATCGTAATCCATTTGAGAATGTCATACAGTTTGTTCGGCAACTTCATATCAACCTTTCTCCTTGTAAAGCGTCTTAATGTCGTTCTTAATTACGGCAATGTCTGTTTGGATTTCGCTAAACTTAGATGCATAATTGTTGTGTTCGTCAAGACGTTTTTCAATGCCTTGTAAACGATCATCAATTTTCGCGTCTCTTACAGCATCATCAATCTTGCGCTTTGTAGTCTGCTGACGGGAGATAAGCCATTGCCCAATTACGGCGCATATGCCCGTGATAATTGCCACAATTACGGCATCACTCATTGTCTATCCCCCTCTACGCATATTTCCATATATATCCGTATGCGTGACTATATATTCCGTGAATACATTTCCACACATTTCCAGACTGAAAACCGTTTCTATGTGCTTCTTGAAAACTTGGAAACACCTTAACAAGTTTTCCATCAAGCGTATATTGTGCTACTGGAACACTTCTCTTTCCGTTGGTGTTTGCTTTTCCTATTCTTGCCCCTCGCGTACCATAAGCAGAATTTTCTTGGTGCGTACACCACTCTAAATTACAAGCGCGATTGTCCGTTTTATCTTCGTTGATATGATTTACTTCACAATCGCCGTCTTTCTTTTTGCAAAATGCCTCAGCAACTATTCTGTGTATGCCAAACACTCTGCCGTTTCTGCCAGAAACGCCACCATTGCCATAAAGCCAAACGCCCAAGTATCCGTGATTTTGAACTGTTGGTTTTAAGATTCTTCCGTGAATTTTATACGGATAAACATCTTTTCCGCGAAAGACGGTAACGGTTCGATCAACGCTCTTAACTCTACCCAAATTACTTACTTGATAAGAACCCTCATACCCAACAACATCTTTCCAAATTTCTTCCACAGCAAAAGTTCCTCCCTAAACTAATTTAGAGAGGGCGGCGGGGGTATATCCCGCCATGCATAACCCTCTTGCTATAAAAGGCATTTCGCCTTATGTAAAAATGAGTTCACACCTGCAATTTATATCCTGCTCTGGTACTCCAAACATTCCTGGTGCGGGAGCGTGTGTACCGTCCCATGCGTAGAAGTCCTCGTCAATCGGGATCGTAACGCCTTCCAGATATTGATGGTACTCTCTGACCCTATCATCGAGAACGGTCGCCCAGGTCTTTGCCGTAGCACCAGCGCGTTTCGCCGTTCTTAGCGCCGCAGTATTCGCTATCCTGTGTGTTTCTGTGTCTGCGATCCGGGAAATATCTGCCCCTGTGCCGCCGTTTGAGAAGTAGTCCTCGACTCGCTCTCTCCATGTCTTTCCGGCAACCTCCGCGTCCACAACGGACATTACATCGTCCAAGGTAGGCTCATAATCGGATGAAAGGTTTTCGTTCGTGACATCTTTTGCCATTGCGAAAGCGTAGAGGAAGAAATCTTCAAGCAAATCCTCAACGGCTTTCATAATGGTTTTGTCTTTTGGCAATTCCCCATCGCCAAACTGTTCTCGGAAAGCCGCATCCAACCTATTCAGTTCGTCCATAGGAAGAATACTTTTCATTCTTCAATCACCGCAAAGCCGCAATCCTCCAAGTGTTCACCACGTTCACGGGTTACGATATACTTTTCACCGGGGTGCATCAGTTTGTTAAACTGCAAATCTTGGTATGTGCGTGTGACACGAATCGTAACCTCTTTGGGGAAATTATCGTCGTATTCCACATCGCCCTTGACAAGATAATCGTCGTAGTGTGTTTCTCTCGGCTCATACTTAAACTTAGGCAAGCCCTTGACGATTTTATCCAACGGGATGTTGCTCATATCAAACGGGAGGATAAATCCCGTCTTGCCGTCAATCACGCCGTTTTCCTGTGCGACAAGGAACTCCGTGCAGATAACGGGAGTACCAACGGACAATGCTTCGACTACGGTGTAAGAAAAACCCTCAGTGTCGGAAAGTTGAACAAGGTAATCTGCCTTTGCGATAAAGTCTAACACATCCATACGACACGGCATGATGGCAACGGACTTATTGAAACTCTCGCGGGGAAGATCGGTGTAAATGTCCCAATGGAACGGGATTCCCGCTTCATCAAGTTTCTCTGCAAATATCTTCATGCGCTCAAACCCCTTTTCGGGGGACAGGCGCGTTGCGGAGATAAGATTAAGCACCTTGCGCGGTTTTTTCACGGTGTACGGGTTGTACATCGTCTGCATATCTTTCGCCCACGGGTAATGCTCTTTGATGCCTTGCGTGGTGTTGTCAGATACGCCAAACCGCAGTTTGATTCGCTCATCAAAGCACGGGTTAAGGTGACGGCAGATGTAATCGGCGTGGAACGTCTGAATGATCGTCTTTGCTTCAACTCTGTCGATGATTTCATGCCCGTACCCAAGGATGAACGTGTCACACTTGATCTTGTCACCGGGGCGAATCTTGATAACCCTCGCCGCAACCTCGCGGATATGGTTCATCATCGTTTCGTCGCCAACAAGGTAAACTACGCTAATATCGTAGTCCTTGCCGTACTTCAAACAGAACTCATAGCAGAATGTTTCCGTGCCGCCGCAGTAGTTGAAGTTGGGAAAGTATATTACGTTTTTAAGGTGATAAGTCCTCGGCATTAATAAGTCCTCGCATCCGCAGATTCACAAGACTTCCCTTGCGCGGAAAGTTGTAATGATAAGCGGGGATGTGTGTATACTCAACCTTTGGCTTGCGCTTCATCATCTCAACGTGGTAAAAACCATCCTCGCCAGCTTTTACCTTTTCGTGATACTTGATGCCCTCGACAAAACTGCGCTTAATAAATCTACACGCCTGGGCGCAATAGAAATCTTCCTTTTCCTTACCCAAATCATACCGATAGCCGCTGTTCTCAATTAAGTCCATGCACATCACATCGGCATCAGACTGATACAACCGCTCAATCAACTCGTTATATCTGTCGGTGTACAGATAATCGTCAGACATAAAGAAGTGGAAGTATTCGCCCGTTGCGCTCTCCAACAGACGGTTTGCCGTGTACGCAACGCCGTAGTTCTTGTCGTTGGCTTGCACCGTCATGTTCAGTTCCGGGTGTTCGTCCTTGTACCTACGCAGATTTGCAAGCGTGTTGTCCGTGCTGCCGTCATCCCGCACAATGACCTCAATATCATCTCTGCGCGGGATGCTATCTAAGCCCTTAATAACGAGTTCTTCCTGATTCCAAACAGGGGTAAGAATTGAAAGTTTAGGTGTCATACTGCTCCACCAGTGGCGTTTTCGCCGTTGTCACGATCTTCCTCAACAATGACGGCCTCGCCTTTGCCCTTATCTTCTTTCAATGCTTCGGACGGGTCGCCAAACACCATCTTGATATATGGCTCGGACATAGACGCATCCCTAACAGGGTCGTTGCTAATTCCGCTCTTTGCCATAGCCAACTCAGGATGCATACCCGCAGCCATAAGCGTCTGGAACGCTTGCGCCTTAGACTGGACATTTGCAGTTTCAGAATGGCTAAATTGCGCCTCGAAGTCATTCAAGTCAATGTCAAGAAGCCCTTTGCGCCGGAGAATTTCAACCATGATTGCATCAAACTGTTTGTTGCTCTCATGGTACAAATCCTCAGTGTTTCGCGCCGCACAGTCAGCCTGATACCAACCAAAGTTTGCAAGCACCGCGCTACCAGTAGTGTCGTAAGTGGTGCTACCATTAGACCGTGCTGGCATAGCCGCAATGCGTAGGGCTTGGTCGTAAAGCCGATCAACAAGCACCTTAGTCTGCGTCTGGTCAAGCTGTTCGGACAAAACCTTAAAATCGGCCTTGTTCTCGCCAATAGACCGCAGCGCAATCATTCCGGCCTTACGAATATCCGTAACTGTGGTGTTCTCAGGAAATTCGCAGTTTACGGCAATAGCAAGCGTCTGAATAAACTGCTCTACGCCGTCACAAGCGTTGGAAACAATATTGTTAATCTCGTCAAGGATAGGGATTGCCGCTTCAAAGCAAGCCATATTGACGGAATTATATCGGTATTCGATGATAGGAATACGCCCAAGCACGTTTGGCTCTACACTGTCGAGCGTGGTTGCGGTCACAATGAAATCGTGGTTTACCTCGGTGGTAATCATCTTCCCAACAACCGTGCCGGAAAGGTGGTAGACCTCGCGTTCTGTGAACACATCAAACCGCGCCTTGCCGTCAGCCGTCACAAGGTTAACGCCCATAATCGGCTTGTTGCCGGGTTTGAGGGAATAGACAACGAAAGCGGAGCGAGGGTCGAGCGCGTATGCCTTAAACGGAGATTCTGGATCGTCACTCGGCTCAATGTACGTCACGCCTTTGCCAACCGTATGAAACCAGTCCGCAGTCTTGTTGTCCGCAACGTGTTTGCCGGAACGGTAAAGGTACTCGTTTAGTTTCTTTACCTTGCTCTGTACGCCCTTGCGCCGTGCTGTGTAGTTGACATCTTTCTGTAAGAAGTATCCATTTTTGAACGCAACAAATTCCTCTGCGTGATTTTCTTGAACGATGTTCAGAATATCGTCGCGGATTTCCTTTGTGCGGTAAAGAATGGGCTGAACACCGCGCCGATACCAGTAAAGAAATTCCTCCTGGAGCATATTCATCACATGGTACACAAGCGCGCTGTTCAATTCGGAAATCACGTTGTCGCGGTTGATATCGTCAAACGATGCGTAAATATCCAACCGCCCAAACATATCATTACGCACAACAGGCGTGGTGTTCGGATTGTCGTTCAACTAATCAGCCCCTTAAACAAGTGCGTACATCGTTTTCTCTCTGCCGCCCAAGATAATCCTCGGCGTGTCCTTTGCGTTAGGACGATAGCCGCCTATATCTCCATACCCGCCGTAATTCAGTTTAGCGGCTGAATTGACAAACAATTTGGTGCAATAGGTAATGCTATTATTTGCAAGGCACGGACGCGCATACGCAGTTTTCAAAGAAGCTGGCAAGTGGGTGTGTCCGACGATGTACGCATCTGCGTCAACTATCGTAGACAAGTCAACAAGGCGTTGTACCTTGCCGCCTTCCTTGCGCCCTCCACCCGCTCCGTGCGTCAGATAAATGGTATAACATATCGGACGATGGTGTTGCCGATGGTCGCACGATTCACCAACACGAAGAAATATCAAAGCCGTGTCCGTTGAATAACGATCTTCAACCCCAATTTGCCTTGCAAGCAATCTCGTCATATCAACGCCGTTAGTTTTGTAATGACGCGCTTCATGGTTGCCGCCGACAATCCCAACAATCTTGTGCGCGATAGGACTAAGCAATTCCATGCAAGCCGTAAGTTCTTCCATCGGAGAAAGGTTTACATAACAGTCGCCCAACGATGATTTTAATGCACAGTCCATCAAATCACCCGCCAGAACAGCGTAGGCGTTATCGTGCTGTGCAACATAGTCAATATCGCGTTTAATTGCGTCATGGTCGGAGTTTGGGTCGGCGTAATGGTAATCTGCCAAGATCAGCAGTTCAACGCTTTCCAACTCTCGCGGCAAATCTGCTCGGATAGCTTTCATTCAATTCTCCATCGGTAGCCGCCCCACCCCGCGATAATGCTACCGTGTCTGTCCCAAAGGCGTTATGCCTGTCTTTTACAAGTAATGCCCCGGTTTAGGGTGTCAGTCCATGCCGAGGGCTTGTGCGTCAGCGTCAGACGCTTGCTCGTTTTAGACGCTCTCTGCGGAAAGGAGAAGCACAGAGGCACGTTCTTTATGGGAGTTTTCCCAAAGGTCGGTTGCAGTTTTCCCGCATATCCCCCTGTCAAACACAATATATTGTTGTTCAGCGTACATTATCTCACAATATATTTTGTTATGTCAACGAAAGTGTTGACAAATGCTAGAACGGGCGTTTGAGGATTTGCACGATGTTAGAGCGGTCAGACATTTGCCAGTCTACGAACATAGCAAGGCAGTCGGGAACGTCATCATGCTTATTTTTGCCCATCATGGAGTAAGTTGTAAGCTGACGGATTGCCTCACGGTATTCCTTGTCCATCTTTGACTCGTCCTTGAACAGAACGTGTTCCTTAACCATTGCGCTGTTCACTTGGATGCGTGTTTCCTTGTTGGTCTGCGTCCACTTGGTCGTAATGGATGTAAAGCCGCCAAGTTCCTTTACGCGCTTCTCCACATTCTGCGCGAATATCGTGCCACCACGGTTGCTTTCAATTCGACACATCTTGACTTTACGGCTGACAAGAATTTGTGCAACACGCTCTTGCACGATTTCGACTTTTCCGTTATCACAGATTATGTCAACCAAATAGAAATCATTGCCGTACTGATAGAACACGGGGCAAACGCAGAAATCGCTACCTTGCTCCTTTGTATCGCAGATTGCGAGAATTGCGTCCGGCTCTTTGTCGGGCAATTCGAAAAACCTCCGCAGTTCTTGAACATCATATAGCAAGCCAAGACGTTCAATCGGCTCGTTCATAAACAATGCGCGAAAGCTGGCATCGTCCATAATGTCGCGCTGTTTATGGAGCGCTTCGGTTGTATAGCCCAAGCCGTAAGGATAATCAAAGTTACTCTCGTCGTTTTCGTCCAAAGCCGGAAAACGAATAAACTTTGCTTTCGGATCATTCTCATATTCCCGTTCCAACCGTCCAATGACATCATGGACACTCCAACGGGTAGCGATATGCAGTTCCTTTACGCGATTGCCGATCTTTCTCTGACGCAAATCCGTGTAGTACGCTTGCCACAGCTTGTCCAGTCTATCCGGCGAAAGTGCCTGTTCAATGTCGGAAACCAAATCGTCGCAGTAAAGCACATTCATCGCGCGGACTTTACCAGCGTTTCCAGCCCCAACCGACGTGAATTCCAACGTCTTAAACCGCATATCATCTGCTTTGTCGTAACCAACGCCAATCATCAAATCCTTTGCGTTGGTTGCAATTACGGACAGACCGGGAAATACATCGCCCCACCGATATTCGCCGTCAATCTCCATGATTCGGAGCATTTCACCGTAAACGCCGCCCAAGAAAGCGTTGTTATGCGATCCAACAAGGTTAGGCAAAAACGGATTGCGCCCGGAAGTCCATGCAAGGAAGAACTCGGCAAGGGTGGTCTTGCCTACGCCTGGAGGTTCGGAGATGCCAAGCAGTTCAATCTTGCCGTCCTCCAAGTCTTGCAACGCCATCGCGCACGGCAAAAGCTGTTTGCGCCTCGGCACATAAAACTGCTTCTCCGGCGCACGGTCTTTCTCAATGTAGATGCAAAAGCTGTCAAACTCATGCGGAGCGTCAAAAAGATGCGTCTTGTAGTAGAGTTCAAGCATGAGGTCAGGCGCATTGTTTGACCGTAGCAACTCCATTGACTTTGCACGAATCTGCTTGTTAAGGCTGTGCGCGTCTGCAAAGTTGGCCTTGTCAAAGACGGTTGTGCCGTGGTCACGCTTGCCCGTACCCTCCACCCGCACAGCGTTCTCCTGTTCCAACTCACGGCACAGGGCAAAGGCATCTTCCAACGCATCAGGTAGGTTCTTCGCAATCAGCGTCGGTATCAGGGTCTTGTAGTTCATCGTCATATCACCTAATCTTGAACAACTTGAAACCAACGCTTTATGGTTGGTTCGTTTCGATAAAGCGTTCCGTCATACGATCTGCCACCGCCATTGTCATACTGTACCGACTCTGCCTTGACAACGTGGCAACGGTATAGACTTCCTTGAAAGTACACAACCGCATCGCCGTCAACCACATCACGCCCCATTAGCTGATACTTATAGCGCGGTGGTTCGTCCTTAGTTGCTTTGCTTTGCTTTCCCGTTCCGCAGTAATCACAACCGCCATATTCATTCAGTGGCGCACCGCAGTTTTCGCAACGGTTAGACGGAGGTTTGCGGGTGTAGTCTCTTTCTAATAAGCCGACGTAATTATTGCTCAGTGTCGCAACCATCCCCGTCCTCCTGTTCATCTTCGTCCTCCTCCTCTAACATTGCGCGTATCTCGTCTCGGTTGTCATGAATAAACGCCCACCGCGCATCGTCTCTCATCGCGTCTATCATACACGCCCTGTCATTTGGGCTTGTGCCGTAGTAGCAAGTTGATACAAGCCCATCCTCGTCTATCATGCACATGGCAATCGCACACGGGTTAGATGCAACCATAGTCTGTATGACTTCTTCAAGCCAAGGCGCGTACGGGGCGGCAGTCCAATCGTCAGTTGTCCCCGCCGTTGCCATTCTTGCCCTCCAGTTTGTCAATCAGCTTGTGCGCCATGTCATGTACGCCCCACACATACTGCAAATCTTCCATCGGCTTATCACTCTGCCCTAACCATTCGTCAAAAGCCGTTTGAATAACGTCATGTTCCGCTCTCAAAATCCCGTCAAGCGTTATTGCGCCCATCCCAATACCTCCTGTTCCATACGTTTCTTAAAACGTCCTCCACACATTTCTTTGCCAAAAACCGATAAACCTTTTCGTCAAGGCCGCACTCCGCAACTTTTCTTGCGGAAATATCCATGTGCAGAAAACACTTATCGCAATCAATCTTTACTCTCTGCTCTACGATTTCAAGCGAATCATACTGATGCTCGAAATGTTTCCATTGCGAAGTGTCGATTTTGGGCATCTTACCACAAAATGGGCATCCTTTTACTAACATCGCCCACATCCCCCGTTCATTTCCTTGCACTCACCGACGTACTCACACATCGGCACAAGGAAAGGCTCAAACTCCGGGCAAACCTTGTTGACCTCGCAAACCATGCGCGCGACAACCATCTGTGTTTCCGGCGATGCCATCTGGCACAGCCGCTTGTTTGCAATCACCATGAGTTCTTCGCCGTTGACATCGTAGATCATATCCACGGGTGAATCTTGCGTGGCTTTGTTTCTGTCGTATTCCGTCTGCCTGTCGTTTCGCTGGCTCTTAACATACGGCTGCGCGTGAACATGACGGCACAGATGAACGCTCACCCAAGAGGGCAAATCCGTAATCAGAAAGCTGAACCGCAGATAGCGGATGGGGGAATGTCGTGCGCGGAGGATTTCGCGTTTCCACTCGTCCGACGGCGGTGTCAACGGTTTCTTCCCAATCGTCACCAACGCCCGTCTCTTTACCTCCATCCAATCATTATCCGTGGGGTATTCTAATAGTTCAACTTTCATCTGTTGCCTCCTGTTTCAGCCAATCGAGCCATTGACATACACATGTATCGTAGTTTTCCATGCACCCGTCCTTGTAGGAATAGATTCTACACTCGTTGCGGTCTGCGTTTGATGCAAGCAATCGTGCCAGTTCCTCCTCTGCATCTCACCACAGGCGCAACATCGGCGACGGGAAGCGAAGCGAGAATCCTGTGCGCGGAACGCTTTATCTGATTTGACAAGCCGTCCATGACGCTGTCGAGGTTCAGCACAAGATTTTCTTCTGTCAGCGAATTGATTGCCGCCTCGCGCTCGATGTACTCCTTGCGCGCAAAAACATTATCGGTCTGCAAGGTGTCCGTCCCCCTTCTTCTCTTTCACCGCGCTCAACAGCCTAAACACGCACTCATCGTGTACCTCAATCGTTTCCCATCCACGGTCACAAGGCCAACTTTCCCACTCACGCTTTACCTTGTACTTCGTGTTTGCCGCCTTGTTAAGCGGCTCACCACATAAATCACACAACCTAATCGTCGCCAAGGTGTCAACCTCTCCTTTCTTTACACCTTGTCCCCATTATCTCACACCGCCCTCTCTTACCCCGTTTTATCTTATAATTAGTCCCTCGCCCATGCCTCTCACCAAACCAAAATTTGTTGCTGTGTTGCTAATGTTGCCGTATTTCTTAACCTTTTCCTACGATTTTTCCATGAAGTTTTACCCATTTCTTAGCAACATAGCAACACTAAAAGAAAAAATATAGATATATCAATGCTTTGAGGGTGTTGCTGTAGGTGTTGCTGTACCGTTGCTGTGGTTTACATAATTATAATTTTCAGCAACATTTTCACGTTTTTGCCCCATTTTAACCTCTCCAACACCTTGTTTTTGCCTTTTTTAGCTTTCAGAAATTTTTCAGATTCGCTCTGCACAGCTACACCTAAATTCATAATTTTGCCCATCTAAAAAGAGGGGCGTTTTTGCGTTTCGCGAAAATCGAGGGACGTAACCCCGCCCCTCCACGCTATCCCTATTTACCCCCTGGGTAGGTAGGATTATGAGCCGGATCAATGCCAGGATGTCGTTATGTCAACCGATTATTACGCTCTGTATAGGCATATCCGGCTATTATTGAACAAAATAATGTTTTTGTTTCATAATATGCGGGGAAAACAGACCAAACAGCCCGGAATATGAATACAGAGAGTTATCATGTTAGCAGTCGCAAGGCGAGAGTGCTAAATGTCCA